ACCCCCTCGCCTTGCAGCATCTCGTTGAACTTGGAGCCGTACGAAAGACCAAGCGTGGTGACTATGTTGCCAGCCACAAAACCAGCACCCATTCCCGCAACTGTTCCTGCACCAGGAATTACCGATCCAGTTCCAGCGCCTATTCCAACTGATAGCGGAACGCGTGCGCGTCCGTAACTAATCTGGGCGCTTAACGATTCAATGATCACTTGGCTGGTAATCTCGAATGGGTCACGGAAGAAACGCCCGATCTTATCTTCTTCCGGTGCGGCTGCAAATTCTTGATACGCCGGACTCCCCTTCAACATCTGCGAGCGTTTGTTCGCGTGCGCCATCTCTGCGATGCGATCTTCTTCGCCCCACTTACCGCCACCCGTTTCGCCCACCAGCACGTCCGCTGTTGTGGCTTGGTTCTGGCCGCGCAACCAAGCGTTACGGATCATGCCGTAAGTTGTGTCGTCGGAATTATTGTCGGCGCTGTACGACTCGAAATTTTCTTTAAACTCGGCGTCTTGCCCAAGATAAACGGGATATTTCTCTCCCCAAGCGAGCGTCAACTCCTCATCTGACATGTCGTCGTAAGCAGGATACGCTGCTCGTATGTCACGTATAGTGTCGCTCATGGAGCGGGTGGTCGTCTAATATCACCGGGATCGTTCGGATTAGCTGCCCGTGCGGGGTTTGCTGGGTTTGCTCCGGCTGACGCACCGACATTGCTGCCCATTCCTTTAATGGAATTCATGGCCGCTATCGCTTCCGATTGACTACCGCCTTCAAACTGCAAACCGTAATCGACCCCGCCATTCCAATTGAATTGTGGCCGTATGCTCCACTTGCCTTCATGTGGCCGATTGCTCGCGGCCATGAACGACTGCTCTAGTCCGTGCTTATAATCTTTATGCTCTGACACCATCTTCTCGCGCATCGCCAATAAATTGGGAAGATTGGGGGAGTTGGTTTTTTCGGCCACGCGAATTACTGCGTTTAACGGCCCCATCTTGTCAGCGTTGCGTGCATCAACAGCACTCTGCATTTTGCTGTATTTCTCCAAAGCCCCAGCGTTGTGATCCAGCGCAGTTATTATCGGGTTCTTTGCGTCTTCCAGCTTTGATTTGTTGTACGCAACTCGTTGAGCGCTTTCAGCTACAGCACGCTCCTCCGCACTCTCTTTTATCTCCAACTCTCTCCCCGAACGCTTATCAGCTTTCCTACCACGCCTCATCCCTTGCTTCAGGGACTTGATGCGCGATTTGTCGAGATTGACCGCACGCTTCTCCGCGCTGACGGCTCTAGCTTCCCCGCTTACTGCACGCCCCTCCGCGCTGGCGGCTCGCGCTTCCGCAGTCTCGCGGTACTTGCTTCGCTCCTTACGCTCTGCCGACGCTATGTTGGCTGAACGCACGTCACGCGCCAGCCCCATGCCCATCTGTAATCCGCTTGAAAAACTAGCCATTTTATGTAGTCGAAGTAACGCCAAACATGTTGCTCACTCCCTTACCAAATCCTATACCCCCAGCCATGCCAGCCGCACCACCAGTCAACGCCGTCAGCCCAAGCCCAGCGGCCATACCGCCGATCTGGCTCCACGGACTCCCCTGCTGCGCCATCTTCACTTGCGAGTCGTAGATACTACCAGTCGCTGCCCCGTGTTGTGAGTTACTCATTGCACCGACTCCAGTCTGCATGATGTTCTGCCCCTGAAACGGATTAGCCCCTTGCTGCGCCCCACTCAATGCGCCGAACTGCGCTGTGGGGGCGACTCCGGCTCCATACGATCCCATGTTAGCCAAGTCCTGCTGGTACATGCGGTAACCCACATCGCCAACAGCCATCGCTTCTTGCATGCTGGGCGCGTTGCCGAACAAGTTACCGCGAGCGGACTGGCTACCACGCGTCCCTGCCATAGCCCCTTTCGCTGCTGCCATGAAGTGCTTTTCTCCGCCTTCCATGATTTTTCGCCCCATCTCTTGGCGCATCGCAAACCCCTCCGGATCGGCTGCTTCCAATTCTTTTCGGCGCTGCTCAACAAACCGGACACCGTACTCTTCAGACTGTTCCAGCATCGACTCGCTGATCTTGCCAGCGGACTCGATGTAGTAATCAAGATTAGCGCGGGACAGATCAATGTCGCCGATGTTGGTGAAATCTACATCTCTAGTTTTTTCTCTTCCTTTTTTGTCGGTGTACTTAACCGTCCCCTTTTCACCTAATCTTGCCAGTCGGTCGATAGTTTTCCGCGCTTCCAGAGTGTTAATGTCTGACTCGTTTGCTGCCGCTGCTGCGGCTCCGTAATCTGGTGCGTCTTGACAACCCATTTTAAAATACTTTCGTTAACAAATTTGCTCGCCCAATATTGGCAAACCCCAACCGCTCCATCACTGGCAAAAACGGCGACTTATCTGACAATGGAACAATCAGTCCGTTACCCCCGTTACACCGCACCATGTTTTCCAGCGAACTAATTGCCACTATGCTATCTCGCGCTTTCATTCTTTCAGTATGAAACCATGTGTTGATGGGGGTCAACGCCCCCACGCTGGCGTACCCCGCCAGTTGCCCCGCTTTCTCGAAAACGTGAGTCGGCAAAATGGGAACATGATCGTCCCGATTTGCTTCCACGTTTAGTCGAACCAGTTCGTCTCTGTCTCGCAGCGGTCTTACGACCACCATTTGGTCTATCAGTTCCATATTTAGAAGTCTTACCCATGATCTTACTATCGCTTTTCAGCGTCTAATCCCATGACAATGGCGCTGGCTTTAACCCCGCGCAGTTGCAGCTTGTTCTCCGCTGCGGATATCCGGTACTGCACCTCGTTAAACGTCCCTTTTGACACCGTGCTGAACGCTTTGCGAATAACTGCGTCAGAACCGAACACAAATGGCAACGGGTCTGGCAATGTAATGCCAACGCCTTCTGACGTGTCAATGCTGGACGGGTTGAGTCGCTGCTCGCTGCTGGTGTCGTCACGCGTTTGGAATACATCCACGTTTGCGCGACTCTTGTTAAATTCAAATTCGGCGTTACGTCCGATCTTGTCGTTCATCTGGTCTCGAAACACAAACGCACGCGTCGTAATGTAAGACGGGTAAAAACTGCCGTCGTCTTTGTACGTGCTGTCAGTCTCATCGTCTAACGACACATACTCCAGCCATTTTAACACTTTGCCATCTGTCTGGCCAAAATGCATACGCAGATCCCCGGCAAACGCGGATTCGGCGAACACCGTTGGCGTCCAGTTCGTCCAGTAGCCAGACCAGGATCGGGTCACGGTATTAAAAACAAACGTGTAGTTTGGAGTGTCTGACCCAATTGGAACCGATAAGATGTATCTGTTACCCCAAAACGTAGCGCAAGCTGTGTGAGCTTTCGACCAGTTGATTTTCTCGATCCAGTCACGTATAGGTGTGCTAATCGGCTCCGGCTCAACGATGGTCTGCGCCCCATTCATTATCTGGCCGATGCTCATCACGCCAAATCTGGAAAGAAAAAAGCAATCTCCCCCGACTTGAGCTACTGAACGGCGTGCAGCGCAACCGAATCTATCGCTGATCTTTTTGATCTCCCAATTGGCAGCGATTAACAGCGACGGGTTAGTGTTAACAATGTATATGCTGCGCTCTTTAAAAACCAGGAGATTGAAATTGTGCCACGAATGCAACGCACGTATTGGATCGCCACTATGTCCACCGATCCGTATCTGGTTGGTGGACGTGTTCCATGTTGTGCCGTCTAGTATGTCTGACGCCCATAACCCGTCGTTTGGTTGTCCGGTTACCCCAAACCCAAACAAGCGGTTAGTGTGCGATGTGACGCTTGTGAACGCTAGTCCATGCGCGGACGGAACTGTGCTGTTAGCGTCGTTCGTAATCATACGCATCGAGTTGGCTCCGTCGCACACAAACATCTTGTCCACTAACTGCACGAAATCCACTTGGTTGGTGGCGTGGACGGTGTTTACTGCGCCCGTTAACTGCGTCCAGCTAGTGCCACCCACGTCGCAGCGATACAAGTTGCCGCCAGTCGCGCTCACCAGCCGCTCCACCGTTTGCGTTGGGTTATCAAAATACGACAGCCCCTGTATGTTCGTTGAGTGTGCTGTAGACGGGAATTTTAGCGTTCCCTTGCGGGTGGCAACCGTGCCGAACGTGTCTACGTCTACGTTTTTGCCGTCACTGAACTGGTTGACGTTTAAAAGATTCGGACGCACACCACTAACCTGACCACCGATAAACGAAATCGAGTTATCGAATATCAGCGGCTCATCGAGCAAGTTGGACGCGTAGCGCGGCATTAATTAAAATCATTGTAGCCCCAAACTGATTCCACATCTGGAACCAACTGCTGCACCCGCGCAGACTGGTGCTTCTCCATGTCGCGCATCAGTTGCAAATGTGCCGCTGCTTCTTGCAGCTTCGCTTGGGCTTTCGCGTACTGCTGTAAATATTCCAACGCATCAGCTTCCACAAATGCTACAAGCGTGTTGTCAATACCACTCAACATTGGACTGTCGTTGTCGCCAAGCTCTGTCACGTACAGCTTACCAAGAACCAAGAGAGTTTTGGCATCGCTCGGTATGCGTAGCAGCTTGATCTGCGAGTAAGTTCCACTCGGCCCCGTGGTTTTCGGTAGTACAATAAAGTCTGTCGGCGTACCCGTCTCCGCAAGCAGCGCTGGGTTCATCTGGAACACGCGCTGATAATCGACCGGCGTGATCTCGCGCTCATCCCAGTACGCTGATACTGGGAAATCCATTGTGGTCGATAGCGACACCGTGCTTGTACCCGACGCAACTGTCTGGCTGACCGTGCCAAGTGACTCGCGCCATAGCTCGGCGTTCCAGATCATCTCGTACCGACGATCCACAAACGTCTTGAAAACAGCTTGGCTGTCGTCGTCCGTGCTGTGGACTTTCTCGCCGACGTAGTTTGCTATGTTCGATTTTGTCACGCTACTGGGAATGTTGCTAACGACGACGCCCCACTACCGCCGTCAGTTGTTGAAAGCAAAAAGTTCGTTGGCTCGCTGTGCGGCTGGTAGCCATTACAAGCTGCTCTGCCGTAAATTATGTTTGCACCAGTTCTGTCCAAATGTACCGGACTGTATGTTGCGTGCGTGTAGTTGGTGTACACCCATGAGTTACCAGATAGCATCAGTCCTGTGTTGTGAACG